TCTTTGTAAGAATCGTACTCATTGGTACAGACAGCTTGGTTAGAATCGTAAAGTTCGCTCATTACTTGGTGTCTCCAATATTCATTGATACCACATATGGTACTTCAGGCTTTAGTCTAGCACAAGATTTAGATAAATATTAAATAATTAATAAAAAAGGTTGCAAATATAACACTAGTTGTTATAATAACTACATAACATGATAAACAAGGAAAATAAAATGACAAAACTTACACAAGAGATAGATAGAGAAACAGGAATAAGACCTTGCGGTTTTACAACTGATGAAACAATTGCAAATGTAATCCCACAACTGCTAGACATTATTAAAGAAAAAGCATTTGTAAAAGGTTACAAAGCATCTGATGCAGAGGCTTTAGGTCTTGTTGTTAGCAAATTCTGTAAGTGGGATGCAGGTTCTATATTAGCTGTTGCTAGCGAAGCTTTAGAAGATTCAAACTTTGATGATCTCGCACAAAAGGTTGATTTTCTAAAAAGATAAGCATGAATATATTTGCAGTACACAAATGCCCTACAGAATCAGCTAGGGCATTACCCGATAAACTTATTGTTAAGATGCCGTTAGAGACAGCGCAGATGTTATCAACAGCACACAGAATGCTATCACCGCACGAATACTGTGAGATCAAAGGTATATATAAGCCTGCTTTTGTTAATCACCCTTGTACCATATGGACAAGAGAGACACACGAAAACTATAGATGGGTGTTAGAACATTTTGTTGCTCTATGCGAGGAATATCATAATCGCTATGATAAATACCATGCTTGTTGGATTAAGTTATGGGACGGTCTTGCTAGATTCCCAATGGATATTAAAGAGGGTGGACTAACTAAGTTTGCACAAGCTATGCCCGATCAATACAAATCAGACAGTCATATATGGTCTTATAGAAACTATATGATCAATGAGAAACATTACGCTAAGTGGGAAAAGGGAACAAACAAACCTACATGGTGGAAATAATTAGTATGTTATTATAAAAGAGTTAAAACACACTTGGAATTGTTTACAGCTTTACTAGTGGAGTTGCGAGGTAGGAGACCCCAAGTGTAGTCTCCGATTAGGTTTCCTACCACACTAGTCCATTATATCTCTTTCGTCAGCATACACAATTACACACCTGCAATTTACTACATTCTTAGCGCCACCTTTAGAATCGCCTGCAAATTCCATTTCAGAACCACCTATTAAAAAGTTTTCATCTATATCAACTGTTTGACCGCTTGCACTTGCATGAGTTGGTCTTGTTCTTTCATCACCAGTAGCCACCCACCGTTTTAACATTTTAGTTCCTAAATCTCTTTGCACCTGTAAGTGATAGGAATGATTAGAAAAACCTGCTGCATTATGTGTTTCAGTTCTTGAGATAAGTGCTGCACGACTTCGGCTTATGGGTAAAAACTTATCAGAAACTAATTTAGCAATCTGCGGTAATGTAAGATTGTCTGCTCGTCCTTGTTCTATTACTTGGCTAATTCTACTTGCCATTCTTTCTGTTATGCCACTGAGTATTAATTGTCTTGAATTAAAGTATGTATTAACCACTGCTTCAAAGTCTGTGCTTCTACCGAACACAAAGGCTTCTTGTTTCTTGTTATAGTATTTATCCTCATTCATTTTATACATTGCTAGAAACACTCTCCTGTAATGTGACAAGACTAATGGAAAGAAATCTTCTTGTAGTGTTCTTTCTGCTATTGCGGGTTGGTATATACCGTATTCTTTATATAGATGCATTTGCACTCTGACAAACTTACGAAAAAGTGTGTTTAGATTTCTAAAGAACCTTTTTTCAAGATTGTTTCTGAGAGCAAGTTGTTTTCTTATTTCAGACCTAGTGTTAACTCTACCTTGTCTAAAAGTATTTATTTGTTTTTTGTTGGGTGCCTGATTCAAACGCATACTCCAATCATCATTCAAATCAGGTCTTACTTGATAGTGGGTGTCCTTTTGGGAATAAATCTGTGTCATGTTTGCCACCACTAAATCTTCCGCTAGACAAGGCTCTTAGAAAACTATTAACTCTTGCATATGCCCATTGGTCAGGTCCAGTTACATTAGGTCTTACAGATTGTGGGTTAGTTCTGTATGCACCAACACCTCTACGAAATACAGCTTCTAACATTCTAAGTGTTGCTCTTTTTGTAGGTTTATCACCATGCTTTTCATTGTGTTTATCTACTTTCTTTTTAAGACCTTCTTTAACTTTGCCACTTAATGCTTTTTCATCTTCAACAAAACCAATATGTTCTTCTAGTTCAAACTCTTTAGATTCTTCTCTTTCTATTTGATTTCTAACTTTTCTTGACCAAGAAAAACCTGCATCACCACCCCACAATGCCCAAGCAATTCTACCTGCGCTTGGGTAACCCTTTTCGCCTTGTTTGAAACCTTGTCCTTGTTTGTCTACTTCATGCCTACTAAAGAAACTAAACATACGCTTAACTGTGGATATTGATAACCTTTCTTTGTTCATAAGTTGGTTTGCTCTTGCGACCCCAACACTTGTACCACCACGCTTATATTTTCTTCTCCATTCTAAACCTCTAGCAGCTTCTTCTGCCATAGAGTTTGTAGGAACTGTATTGATGTCTGACAAAGCCTTTTCTTCTTCTAATAGATAAGCGATCTCTTTATCTATATCTTCTTCATCTTGGTCATCTCCATTGTCGTAGTCATCTACATCTTCTTCATTGACTGGGTTTTCAGGTTTTTCTACCTCTCCATCACCTAATGGGAATAATGTTGCTGATATATATAAATCGTCTGCGCCATCTAAAGGTTCTAAGCCTAGTTGTTCTCTAGCTTCATTCCTTGTCATGATGCCCTCTCTAACAGCACTGGTTACATTTTCATATGTTCTTTTTACTCTTTCACTTAATGCAGGTATTGCATCAATATCAAACTCTAATGTAAGACGATCATCAAACAGTGGAACTAACCACTCATTAAGGTCTGATGCCATCTTTCTAAGGTGGGGAATAATTGTTTCTTCATACAGTGCAAGCCTTGCTTCTGCGACATTAGCGTATGTCTGACTATCAGGAACACCCACAAGCTGACTTGGTACACCAAAGCATAAGGCTATGTCTGTAGCACTCATATGTTTAAGGTTTAAGAAATCCATATCTTTAGGACTTAGACCCATTTCTTTCCAATCAAAATCTCCCTCAAGTAACATAGGTCTGCCTGCATTGTTTGCACCAGTAAACCTGTTGTTCATATCAGTAATAAGTTGTTGTCTTTGTGATTCGCTTAGATTCACCGCAAAGCCTTGATCATCTTGTGGTTTAAATATAACTGCACCACTTGGTCTAGCACCGTTTTGTAAAAGATTTACATTATGTTTGCTAGACATATTAAATTGATCTACCTCAACTGCCGCGGCACTCATAGGACTTAAACCGTAATAATCGTCTAATGGATTCCATAGCTTAATGTGTTTAAGTTCACTAAATCCATTTTCTTGATCTATTAAATATGTTTGTGCCACTCTTCCATTGACCATGTACTCATATTTCTCGGGTATAGGTTTGCCACTACCTTTGATATTTATGCGATCAGGTCTTAATTGGTGTAGTTCTTTAGGTGAACCCATATCAGAACCAGTCTTTAAGATGTAAGCATTACCACTAAGTAATACATAACCAAATAGACTGTTAAAAAATTCACTGTAGGATTGCAGGGGATTGGGTCTGTTTAATAAATCAATTAATGGATGATCTTCTATTATTTGATCACCTGCTTTGAGAATAAAGGGTACTGCACTTGCGCCCTTGCTTATCTCATTCACGCATCTATAAACAATAGCGTTCTTAAGATAACCCTCTTTTGCTAGGTCTTGGTATTTATAGGTTTTTGCTTCTTCAGTGCCTACACCAAAGTAACCCATCATGTTTGAATTTTTTTGTTCCACAGGTTGTCTGTTAAACAATCTCTGTAAAAATGTTTGATCTGCCATTAGCTTATTCTCCAGTTTATATTACCCTGTGATTTGCTTAGTTCAGTTAAACCCCAAACAAGAGCATCTAATCTATCAGGACTGGGTTTCACTTGACCCACATAAGTACACATTTGTGTCTCTAGTTCAGGGAAAACACCAAGATGATGCACCTTTCTTTGTTCATACAATGCAGCAATTGGTTCTGCTCTTAGCATTTTACCCCTTGTTGCCCTTACTGATCTGTAAGGTATATTAGGGTCAACACTTCTTAGCAGTCTTTCTACCAAGTCTCCACCGTTGTTTGTTTCTGCAACAATCCTGTCGGCTTCCCATTCATAAAATGTCTTTACTGCAAGTCTGCCCCATTGATCAGGGGTATACTTACCCGAAACATCTTCTAGTACATAATACTCATTATTATGGTCTTTGCCTACTACTACAATACCTGTTTCATCAGAATCTTCTCCTGATGTTACAGCAGGGTCTATTGCTACAAGTATTGTTTTAAGTTCCCTTTCTTCATTAGACGGCAATCTTTTTTCTTCAATCATAGCTTGATTCCACAAAGCACCCTCTATATCGTCAAGTATTTCTGCGTATAATTCTTGTCTACCTAACGCAGTTCCCTCATATCTTTCACGCATCATTTCCAATGCTGACTCTGCAAGGTTGGCTTCATTTTCAAATGTATTACCTTTAGTAACATGAACATCTTCTCTAATAATTAAATTTTTAAGTATGGGTATAGGTTTAGGTGTTGTTGTTATAAGGCACTGAGGATTTTGTCCTAACCTTAAACCAAACATTAATTGATCAAAAGCTTCAGGGTATCTCCATGCTGCTAATTCATCACACCATGCTCTGTGAAACTGTGGTCCCCTTAATCTTTCGGGATTAACTGCTGCATAACCAACAATTTTTGAGCCGTTGAACAATCTTATTTCCATGACACTAGCAGAATATCCCTCTGTGCCGAATGAAACATCAAAACATTCTTTAGGAATAATAGACATGAGTCCTGATGGTCCGTTAAAACAAACCCGTCTAAGGTCTCCAAATGTCGGTGCAACAACTGCTGATATAGTGTTTGAATTTCTTAGTGCATACAAGGCAATGTCCTGTGCACCAGTTCTTGTCTTACCCCAACCCCTACCTGCTAGTATCAACCATATAAAATGATCTGTATAAGGTTGTACTTGTTTAGGTCTTGCTGTCTTTAGCCAACTAGTGTACTGCTGTATCGCTGCCTTCTGACTTTGCTCTTGCAACCTCGTCAAGCAGTTCCATAGCTTCTCTGAAGGCATCTGTGTCTGAGATTTCTGCATTGAGTTTCATGTTTTCTGTTGATTCACCCAAAGCTAACTTTCCTAACTTTTGGGCCTGTAGTGCAGCATTACCTAACTGTTGCACCATTTGTGGTGTAAATTTTTCTTCATCATTTGGATTGTTTGCTCTTTTCTGATTGTTTTCGTTAAGCAACATACCCACTTCATTCATAAGAATTTTTGCTAGTCTTAATGCAGTACTATCAAAACTTTTAGATTCTTCTACAAGTTGTTCTTGTCTTTCTTTATCTAGTTTCTGTAAGTACTCTTGATGGAATCTGTCTTGTTGAGATTTCCAAGATTCTTTTTGTGCCCATTTGTAGAGAGTGCTTTTAGCTACACTGTACTCAATCGCTAATGCATCAATGGTAAAGTATTTCCTTTCTCCACCGTCAGTTTCTAAGCCTTGTACGAACTTATTGCGTATGGTTTCAGCAAGTTCCAGTGTTAATTTTTTGTTTTTTGTGGTCAAAATTTATCCAAAAATTCTAAGTTATTCTCACTCTAAAATTGTAGTCTAGTTGAACTGGTACATTATGTCTACATTTAATTGTACATTTTGGGTTGCAATGATTTGATAATTAGTTACA